TCAACCCCGCAGCATGGAGTACAACCGCATCCGTGCTGTGATCCCCAAGCCATGTGCTAAGTGCAGTCGTCAGGAGCTCGACTGGCTGCGCGATAAGCACAGGTTGAGTGATGAAGCATACTGGATTTACTCAATCCCAGTATACACTGGTTGTAAGCGTTGCGAGACGGAACCACGTGACCTTAAGTCACGAGACAGTGTGTTTCGCAAGTACTTTCCCAGTGTTGCTACGATGTGCTGTCCGGTGATCAATGCCGTGCAAGTTCCCATCCCACTTAAGACAGTGGGTTTGGTTGAACGAGCCATCCATGCAGCTTCAGTGGCTGAGAAGGGTTCGGAGTACCGAGCTCACGGAACGTTCATTCATCATTTGTCAATGCTCGCTGAAGATGAAGAGACAAAACAGGCACTGTGCGTGTGGGCGCCAGCTGCCATGGGAGGATACATGAGTGGACAGTCCGGAGTTACAAGGCGATACTCCGTGGCCAAGCCCGTAAGGCCCGCTCCCGCAATCACTGTGGGTGGAACGCAGGACGCGTCGACGGCTGCGAAAACAAGTGCGAAGGAAAAACCACCCACAGACAGCCCAACAGGAGGATCGGTGGATTGCCCATCAATGATCGACCATTTGGATGGTCGAGGAAACCCAGACGTGCAGGATGGAGCAATGAAGGGGTCAGTGCTAACCGGCGACGAGTACGGAGAAGAAACGCGTGTGCAGAACGCAGAGCACTTGGCCCAGCTGTACGGACCACCGAAAGAGAAAGTCATGGCCAGACAGATCGGTCCGGATTTGATCCCGACCGAGGTTTTCCAGTCGTCACTGGGGAACTTACAGTGCGGATTGGCCAAACGTGTGAAACCACTGCCATACCAAGCTAGCAAGGAGCTAGAAGGCAAAGTCAACCGGGTTGTGAGTGCGCTCATAACTGAAGTGTTCAGTCGAAAGAAGATCATTCAATGGCGTGAGCAGAACCCGGAATTTTGTGAGATGGCATCAAAGAAGTGGTCAACAGCACGTTTTCAAACTGCTTTCAACCAACTCATGAGTGAGAGTGTTGAAGGCAAGGACATTGCCCATGAATTCATGATTAAGGAGAATGAAGCATTACCAGCTAAGGGCAAAGCTCCAAGGCCAATCATCACTTCGGGTGACACAGGTCAGATTGCCATGCTTTTGCCGGTGAAGTGTTTTGAGAGTTTACTCTTTAAACACTTCAAGTCCGCAAGCATTAAAGGAGTTCCCAAACACGAAGCCATGGCACGAGTGGCCAATCGCTTACGTTTCAAAGCAGGACGTAAGAACGGAGTCACAGTGATTGAAGGAGATGGCAGTGCTTGGGATGCGTGCTGCAACTCGGAAATAAGGAAGATTACCGAGAACCGCATTTTAGAGCACATCATCGAAGTGCTCGGTGATGATGCGGAAGTACCACAAGCGTGGATGCAGCAGTGCATGCGAGACATGAAGCGCAAGAAGCTCAAAGGCAAAGCCAAACTGGATGAACAGAAACAGCGAAATCCAGTTCGGGTCGCCATTGATGCGATCAGGCAATCAGGCCATCGTGGAACTAGTGCATTCAACTGGCTCATCAATTTTGTGGGATGGGTTGCTGTGATGTGCAAATTCCCCGAAGACATGGTGGCGCTCAATAATAGAGGTGAGTTGAAGATTAAGTACAAATCATCATTTGATGATTGTTGGTACGAGATGAAGTACGCTTTTGAAGGCGATGATTCAGCGCTCACCACTACTGAGACCATCACACCCGAGAGACAGTCACAAATAGAAGAGGCATGGACTAGCATGGGTTTTCGGATGAAGTTGGTGTTTGGGGGAAAGAAGATGACGTTCACGGGCTTCGACTTTTTGTGCGATGAGCTCGGACCAACCCAGACATTTTTACCCGAACTAGCTAGGAACATTGCTTCGTCGTCATGGACGACGTCCGCTGAAGCCAAAGCTTTCCCAGAAAGACTGCACTCCATAGGAGCAGCAGCAATGTTGGCTAGAGCGGAGAATTTTGTTGACTGTGGGCCATTTAGCCGGTACTTTGCTGAGCTAGGACTGGCACACTGTAGGGCTGGAGGAGATTGCGAGATTGGGGAGAAGGATGCGATCGCTTTAGGCATCGCACCAGCGGAATCAGTTGAGCTTAGACTCAACGAAGCGGCGCTGAGTGCCCAGCCAATGACCGCTGAGATGCGTGAACTTGTACAGCTGTCATGCAAGCTCAGTCATGAACAGGAGGCGAATCTGCTCACTTGCCATTTTGGTAAGGAGTGGGCGCCATCGGAGGCTAGGCACTTGATCCCACTTGAGTTGTGGGACCCCAGCAACTTTCAAGTTGCTAGACGCCGCTAGGGATCGGGCTGATGCCCGTTAATTCAGCGACCAAGTTTTGGTAATTAACAGTAGCACTTTGTGCTTTTCAGGGATTCCACCCCCCTGCTGCCGAGGGGGGGGATCAGAAGGCCGCGGGCTCCATCATCCGAATTGGGAGTCATTGTGGCTGTTGAGGTACCCGCGCACGGG